GTTAGTTGGTAGTTGAAGTTTGATGGGGCAATTATAGTTTCTAAAAAAGTCAAAATTTTTCGCTTACATACAAAGTTTTGAAAGTTTTGAAATACGACCACCACTGTCAGCGCCACCACTGTAAGCACTAGCACCACCGACTCTTCTAATACCATTCATACCAATCATATGTTTCATAGCAGATGTAGGCATATTACCCATCTTACCTCCGATTAAACGGGACATCATACTGGATTGGATTGGGTTTTCACTTTGCTTCTCACTTGCGTCTAATACAAGTTGTTTTGTTAGAAGACCAGTGAAGATAGATGATGAACCCATACTGGTGACAAACATACCTGAATTAGCAGTGATTACTAAAATTTCAGGAGTAATAGTTTGACCTAGATTGTTAGTAACAGTGATGTTGAATTGGAAGTTGAATTGACCGATGGATGAGTTGGAAAGCATATTGGATAATGAAAGATTTAGAGCAGGTGATAATACTAGGAAAGAACCAGTTGTTCCAACAACACTTCCTAGACCAGTAGCATTAGCATTTTGAGATGCTAAACCACTGAATTCTAACCACGATTGAGTAGAACCATTAGCAATAGACATTTTCCACAGGTCTTCTGCTGTGGCAGATGCTAAAATACCTGAAACGTTATTCAAGTTGATACTGATACTATTAATGGTTAAAAATGAAGCACTATTAGTTGGGGACTGACCTGCCATTTGAGGACGAACGGCAATAAAGAAATAATCAGGAAGTTGGTTAAGTTGGATATTTTGTGATACAATAACGGAATTTTGAACTCCTGATGCTATTGTTGGATATTGAGTTGAGTTAGAGATGTAGCGCGGATAATCAATATAAGGTGTAACCACTCTTGAAGGAACAAGTTGAGTTGGTTGAGTAGATAAGAAGTTCATTAATAATTGTGGGTTGCCGTATAGAGGATTTGGACTTGGTACTTGTCCTGATGTATCACCTGCCGAAACAGTGATACTGTAATTTGCTCCTACTTGTGAACCTGCCATACTAGAAAATACACGTTTTAGAGAACCGTCAACATTCATTACAAGGTTAATAGTGTTAATACCTGCTAAACCTGATTGGTTAAAGTCAGGTTGTCCGAAAATGAATGGGGAGCAGAAGATTGGTTCTGTGACATCAATAGCAAGAACAACTTTTAAATAGTTTCCAGTAGTAACAATAACAGGAGAGTTTGAAACAAAAGCACCAGCACTGGTAAATTGATAGATTTGAGTACCTGATGCTAATGGATAAGCACCACGAGGGACTTGGTCTATATCATAGGAAGCATTATTGTATGAAGCAAGAGGGTTGTTGGTTGCTAAATAACCACTGCTGTATTGGGCATATTGACTATCAGGGAAAGATGGGGTCATACCTGAATATCTTAAAAGTTCTCTTGAATTATTCATTCTTAACAAAATATCAATAATATCTTGGGTGTTGGTTGAAACGTTGGAGTTGTTGATTGTAGCAGTTGTAGTAAGGAATGACTTAGTTAAAGGAAATGCTTGGAAAGCATCTGTAACACCGTAGTTGAAAGCAGTTTGTCCTGCTACGATTGGTGTTCCTGTCAGACCGATGTTTAAAGTAACTGTCATTGTAGTGCTTAGTAAAACTTCTCTTGAAATAACCACAGATTCGGAGGGTATTTGAACATTAAAGGTAAGGTTTGAACTGCTGTTAGATACAGCGGTAAATTGTTGGTAAGTGTTTGAAGAAGCACCTTGATAAACGGCAAATGCTAGGTCGTCGGTAATTTGAGCGATCTTACTATCGGTCACTAGGGCAGTATGAAATAGCGGAGCGTCCATTCTTATATAAATTAGCAATATATTTTTTTTTATAAATACTATACTATTTATAAAAAGTTGCCTAAACAATTCTTTGTATTACTGGTTGGCGTTATTACTAACGGATGATTTTTTAGTGAATAATAATTTCATACTACAAGAATTTCCAGTTGCTAATCTGAATGGAACAAAATTTCCTAACTTTGACTTCCAAAAGACCTGAATATTAATGTTTGTTAAAGGTGTATTGCCGACCATGTCAATTAACCTAAACTGGGCAGTTGGTTCATATAATAAAGAAGGTTTATAGCACAAATCTCCTGATGCTAAATCTGTAATGACTTGCGCAACATTAGAGTTATTTCCACTAGCAGAAAGATTGTAAAGGACACCATTAAGAAATGCTTGTGGAGGTGATAAACGAGTAGGAACGATTGGAAAAGTAGCACTCGTAAATACAATTGAAGAAACGGGTGTCCATACACCTGTCGTATCCCACTCTTGATTTATATATACACAAGTAGTTGCTGGGGCAGTCACAGGCAATTGAATAGTATTAATACCGTTGTAGTTATAGACCTGTATTTTATAATTCATTCCGTTGGTGACTCCTACACTTCCTAGATATTCTGCTGGAAAACTGCTAAATAAAGTAAATAATGCTTGATTAAAGTAGAGTGAAAATGCTGGTTTGGTAGGATTAATAGCAGGAACAGAAAGAGTATAAAAGTTTGCTTCGTCTAAATATAATGTTGCGCTGTTAGATGAAGCGTTCCATGCCATACTTGCTATACCATTTGTCAGATTTGCGTGAGAACTGTCAATAGCAGTTGATAAAGCAGTATTGACTAAATTAACGAACCATTCAAAACTATAACAAAAATACCACTCACTCTCTGCCTGAATTGGATTGGGCGCTGGTGGTTCTAATACATCTACATTAGCAATTTGATTAACCCATTGAATATAAACTTGGTAAGCAAAATTATTAGTATTATCCACAACGGTCACTGAATAAATTGTCGCATTAGGATCAGGTTGTCCTATCTGAATAATTGGAACAAAGATAGGCAGAGAGGATGTGTCAAGTTGAAACCTTACAATACTCAAATAGTAATCACCCGTGTTTGGAATGATGGCATTCTGTCTTTGTTCGTTAAATATTAATGGAGGACTATTCACTGGATTAGTATCACCATTATTTAGATTTGCTATTGTTAAGTCGTAATAAACCTTATCAGGGTTGCTGTCCTTTTGTCTTAAATCAAGTTGCGACATCTTATATACTATAAATAAATATTTTATTATCTCTTAAACATTCTAAATATTGTCAGAATAGATATGTTATAGTGCGTTAATTTAGATTATTACTGTAAAATATCTAATTATATCTAAATACAATAGTTAGATTTCTACATTTTGATATATTTTTGATTTCTAATAGTAATAATTTTAAAATTATTACTTGTAAATATCTAATTCTGCTATATATGTAATAATCTAACTCATCAATTTTGATTTTTTCGTGTAAAAATCTTGCTCCTGCCTGTCTTCTTGATGGTGTATATGAATGATATGTTGGTTTCTAGGTTAAAATGCTCTATCCATACTGGGTGTTTGCTCTTCTCGTAGTGAATATATAATCTATCCTCATTAGGCATCTCTATTATCTCACTATAATTCATTATATATATTAAATAGATTATTAATTGTAATAATCTGTTTATAATTTGTTATACAAAACGTCTAAATTAAGCAAGACGAGTTATTTGTAGGAATATAGGATTGACAGGTGTTCCAGTTCCGCCACCACCACCAGTAGAACCATATAAATTGGCGTTAAACGGAACACTTGCGGTGAATGTAAAAACTCCTGTTGTGCTTTCATATTGAGTATTTGTTCCAGTCAAGAAGAAATCTGCTGATGTTGCTATAACTGCTCCACCACTAGTAGCAACTATTTGTAAGTATGACTGAATATCAGGTTGGACAGCGTTTAAAGTTGCTGAATAACTCGCAATATAAGTTCCAGCAGGTTGATTTGTTAATTGACATAGGAGAACGTTTTGATTAGCACCAGTAATCGTAGCACCTGTGAGGAGAGTTGTTGAACTTACCGAGTATCCTAAATTGTCTGATGTAAGAGCAGGTGGAGAAGCATACGTGAATTCAACGGAATCAGTTTCAACAAAACCAGTGACAACACCGAGAGATGGAATTGGCGGATTAATTGAAGCGGTAGAAATAGCACTCATTTATATAAATGGTAGAGATATTTTTTTCTTCTAAACTCTAAAATTTCTTAATAGTTTCTAAATTAGAAATAGGAATGAAATAATAGTCCTTCTCGTCAAATTGCTCGTTAATTCTTGAATATGGTTTCTTTTCAAACTTGCTAAATAATTCGGGGTCATACTTTATATAACAAAGTTCATCGGTGAAATAAAACACAAAATATATATCTTTCTCTGTATCAATCACTTTATTACATGTCATTAAAGTTGTCGGATAATGGTTCTTCTTATTTGTCCTTGACTTCAATTCAAATATGGCGTTTTGATTGTAAAAATCAAATTTCGCCCAGCGCTCCTCTGTCGGTATTATATCACCGAAATGTTGCTCTAAATATGGTAAGATAGTTCTCTGCTTCGCAGTTCCCACCAAGTAATCTTTTTGAAAATGAACCATTTAGATTTCTACTATACTTATTAGTTAGATTATTTTTTGCTAAATAAACGAATAAAAAATCTTCCAATACTATATAATGGAAGAACCACAAAGTTTAGAACAAACTATTCAGACAAATATAACTGATTTAGATTTGAGGAAACATCTTGGTGAAAGCGCTTACGATGATATTATAAAATATAATGAACTTGCTAATGTTAATTCAATATACGACTTATTACCCCACGATAGGTCTTATAAAATAGTTCTTATAGAACAAAAGCAGAATAGCGGACACTGGGTCGCCATCTACCGTTATAAAGACCCTAAAACAAAGAAGGATACATTAGAAGCATTTGACTCGTACGGTATATTCGTGGATAGTGAATTATCTTTTATACCTAAAATGATAAGAAGATTTTTAGGTCAAGACCGTGACCTTCTAACCGATCTGTTTAAAAAAGTTCCGAAAGATGTGCCTATTATCTATAACAAAAAAAAGTTTCAAAAACTTAAAGACGGTATTAACACGTGTGGGCGCTGGGTTATTTTGAGGACAATAATGATGAAGGACTTTTATTATAATTTAGAAGAATTTATTGACTTTATAAGCAAGTGGAAGAAAGAAACAGGAATGACTGGTGATGAATTAGTCGCGCACTGGGTCAAATGATTTGCGAAAAATTTTGACTTTTTTAGAAAGTGTTTTAGGCAAGTCAATTACCAACTACCAAGTGCCGTCAGGTGGTAGTTGATTTTCCAGTATGCGTGAGGACTTTTAGGATACTGCTCGTTTTTTCGCAAACCAAAAAGAAATAATCTCACTCTTTTATATAGTGATTTTCAGCGGTGGACGTAGATGTCCCCATGTCGTTAGTATCTTTCTTCAAATTATCCATCGTATCACTATATTTTGAAGTTAAGAATATCTTA